TGATCTGGAACCGTGCAATGACGGCCACTGAAATCGTGACGGTGCGGCGGTATTTGGCAAGAAAATGGGGCATTACGGTGGCATGAGGTACTTCCGAGAAGAGACGCCAGGTGTCTACGAACACGTTCGGTCCGTGCTAGACCAGGCGTGGGCGCTGCCTAACGACAAGGGAACTGCGACGTGCATCCGCCCTGCTGCGTCTGCGTTGCGTGATGCCAACGGCCGAATTGTTGTGGCCCTCAAGCCGTTTTTTTGTGATTGGGAACCAGCCGCGACGCTGCTGCCGCAGCTCCTCGCCAGCGGTGCCGTCGAGGAGATCACGGAGGCCGAGTACCAGGCGGCGATGCCACAGTTGCCGTGACTGCAAGAGAACGCCCGCCCCCCCTAGTCTGAACGCACAGGAGACAACACATGGCAGACATGTCCCGGCTCAGCCGCAACATCGACATCACGCTCTCGACCGCCACTTCAGTCGCCACCACGCTCGACATGCGTGACGTGGCCGGGGCCGTCGTGTCGTTCGGCACGATGAGCACCAACGCCAGCACGCTACAGATGTTCGTCAGCCCGTCGCCGACCGGCACGTTCCGGCGGCTGTACAAGGTGGACGGCAGTGCCGCTGATCTGACGCTTGCCCCATCGAGCACTGAAGGCCGGGCGTTCTCGCTGCCTGACGAAGTGTTTGCCCCCCAGTACCTCAAGATCGTTTCGGCCAGCACGAATGGCACGTCGGCGGTTGGCATCGTGATGCTCAAGAGCTAAGACGCCCCCCCATATGCCGCAACGCATACCCGCCCATAGGCCGCTGCGTCTGCGTACGTCACGCCCCAGGCGAGACGAGAGCGCCAGGCCAAACGCGGCAGCCCGTGGGTACTGCTCGGCCGCCTGGTTCAAGACGCGACAGGCCGTGCTGATCCGCGACGCATGGCAGTGCCAAGAGTGTGGCCGCGTCTGTGCCGAGAAGCGTGAAGCCCACGTGGACCACGTCACACCAAAGTCTCTAGGTGGCACGGACGAGCTCGCCAATCTGCGGACACTGTGCATCCGCTGCCACGGCCGGAAGACCGTGCAGGAGCAGCGGCGGAAAGGCTAGGCACCCCGGCGTACCGGCAATCATGCCGACCTGCGCCGATCCAAACCCCACGGTTTCCTCAAAAAAGTGCGCCCGCAGGTCATCGCTAGGGGGTAGGTCATGGGACGCCGAGGGCCGAAGCCAGAGCCGACTCCACTGAAGATCGTTCGTGGCAACCCTGGCCACAGGCGGCTCAACAAGGCCGAGCCACAGCCGCCAGCCGATGGCGTTGTGATGCCGTCGCACTTGGGCGAGGTGGCCGCTGGCAAGTGGGCTGAGCTGCTGCCTCTGCTCCAGGCGGTCAAGGTGATGACGCGGGCCGACATCGAGGCACTCGCCCGCTACTGCGACACGTATGAATGGTGGCTTGCCACCCGTGCGAAACTCAAGAAAGAGGGTGACACCTACCCAATCCTCAACGACAAGGGCGATGTGAAGTACATCGCACAGCGTCCCGAAGTCTCGATAGCCAACAAATTAGCGGCCCAGCTTCGCCAGTTAGAGAGCGACTTTGGCCTGTCGCCAGCGGCCAGAACGAGCCTCAAGGTTGAGCCGGATGCCAAGGAAGAAAGCGTCCTCTCCAAGTTCCTTGCCCGCCGCCAGAAGGCGTGAGTGGGTTGAGGGGTTTTCATACGACCCAACCGACCCCGAGCTCATCATTGAGTTCCTTGAGGGCGTGTGCGTCCACACGAAGGACGGGGCCACGGCCAAGGCTGGCGAGCCGATTCGGCTTTTGGATTGGCACAAGGACGAAGTGATCCGGCCGCTCTACGGGTGGAAGGACAAGGACAAGCGGCGAAGGTTTCGCGTCGCATATTTTGAAGTTCCGAAAAAAAATGCCAAGAGCACGCTGCTGTCGTGCCTGGCTATCTGGCACCTCGTCATGGAGGGCGTTGGAGAGTTGGGGTGCATTGCGGCGAAGGACCGCAACCAGGCCGGCATCATCTACGACGAAACGGCCAAGATGATCCTTGGCTCGCCCGAGCTTCGCGGGATGCTCGAGGTGATCGACAGCCGCAAGACGATTGTGAACCGCAGCAACAATAGCAGCCTGCGGGTCATCTCTCGTGACGCTGGCTCGGCCGAAGGCCCGTCCTATTCGTTCGTATTCTTTGACGAGTTGCACGCTCAGCCTGACCGCAAGCTGTGGGAGGCACTGCGGTACTCGGGCCGCTCTCGGCCGCAGCCGCTGATCTGCACCATCACGACGGCAGGCAGCGACCGGCAGTCGATCTGCTGGGAGCAGCACGAGTACGCCGAGCAGGTGATCGCTGACCCGGCCTATGACCCACGGTTCTATGGGCGGATCTGGGCCGCCCAAAAGGACGTGGACGACTATTTCTCGCCAGCCGTCTGGCGTCGGTGCAATCCCGGCATGGGCGTGACCATGACCGAGGAGTCTTTTGCGGCCGATGCCATGGAGGCGAAGAACAAGGCCACGAAGCTCAATGGCTGGCTGCGTTACTCATTGGGAATCTGGACAGAGACAAGCAACCGTTTCTTGGACCCGGACAAGTGGGCCGCATGTGCGTTGCCGCCGCCGGTGCCGCTTGCCGGCAGGCCGTGCATCCTTGGCATGGACTTGTCGAAGAGCACTGACCTGTCGGCCGTCTCGGCACTGTTTCCGCACGAAGACGGGACGTTCGACGTGGACTGCATGCTGTTCAGTCCGCGTGACCTCATCATGGAACGGGAGCGAACAGACCGCCAGCCGTTCCAGCACTGGGTCAACGAAGGGTGGATCACGGCCACCAGCGGCAACGTGATCGACCACGGCGTCATCCGCGAGTTCGTGCTGGAGTACGCCAAGAAGCACCAAGTGGAACGGGTGCTGATGGACATGTCTGGTGCCGTGCAGTTGGGCGTGGAACTGCAAGGAGCGGGCCTGACCGTGGAATCATTTGGGCAGGGTTTCCGCTCAATGAGCAGCCCTACCAAGTTGCTGGAGAGCCTTGTGCTCCAGCAGAAGATTCGCCACCGGGGCAACCCGGTTCTGAGTTGGATGGCCGCAGGAGTGACCGTCGAGACCGGTGCATTTGAAGACATACGCCCGGTCAAAAAGAAAAGCACCTGCCGCATCGACGGAATCGTTGCCCTCATCTTCGCCCTGGGAGGATGGGAAGCCAACAGCGTGCGAAAGGCAGCAGAACAAAACTGGGACATCTTCATCGTATGACCACTGAAAACGCCGTCGCCGACTACAAGATGTTCGACCTGCGTGGCATCGAGTGGAATGACTCCACGTCGAACCGCACGCCGGCTGGCGTCCGGGTCAACGCCGACAACTCGATGGCGTGCTCGGCCTACACGGCCTGCATTCGGGTGATCTCTGACGCCGTCTCGGCCCTGCCGCTCCACGTCTTTGAGCGGCTCGCCAATGGCGGCAAGCAGAAGGCCACGAGCCACCCCGTGTATCGCCTGCTGCACATGCAGCCCAACCCGTGGCAGACGGCCCAAGAGTTCCGCGATTGGATGACGGGCATGTACCTCCACTACGGTGCGAGCTACGCCGAGATCCGCCCCGGTGCTCGCGGTGCCGTCTCGGAACTGTGGCCGCTGCACTCGTCTCGGATGGAAGCCGAGCGGTTGGAAGACGGCACGCTGCGGTATCGCTACCGCGAGCCGAGCGGCCGGCAGACGGTCTACAGCCAAGACCAGATCTTCGCCTTGCGGTTCACGACCGAGGACGGCATCAAGGCGATCCCGACGTACAAGATCTTCCAGAACGCCATCGGGCTAGCCCAGGCGTTGGAGGCCCACGGGTCCACGTACTTCGGCAACGGTGCCCGGCCTGGCATCGTACTGGAGTCTGATAACCCCATCCCGGCCGAGGCGGCCGAGCGTCTGCGTGAGCAGTGGGAGCGGATGCACCGTGGGCCGGATCGAGCACACCGCACGGCGGTGCTGCCGAATGGCGTGAAGGCTCACGAACTCAGCGGCAGCAACGAGGCGGCCCAGTTCCTTGAGACGCGGCAGTATCAGGTGATCGAGATCTGTCGGGCGTTTCGTGTGCCGCCGCACATGATCCAAGACCTGACCCGCTCGACGTACAGCAACATCGAGGTGCAAGGCACGGAGTTTGTGCAGCACTGCCTGTTGCCACATCTCAAGCGATGGGAAGCCGCGATCTCGCGTGACCTGATCGTGGACGATGAGCGGTATTTCGCCGAGCACAGCGTGAGCGGCCTACTGCGTGGCGACCACGCGAGCCGGTCTGCCTACTACGTCTCGGCCCTGCAAAACGGCTGGATGACGATCAACGAGATCCGCGAGCTTGAGAACCTCAACCCAATCGGTCCGGAAGGCGACAAGCACTTTGTGCAGCTGAACATGACCACGCTGGACAAGGTGGGCCAGGATCCGCCTGCCCCGGAGCCGATGCCCGAGCCAGCCGTCGAGGTTGAAGACACACCGGCCGATGACGCCGAGGACCAGGCCGAAGAGGAGGACACGACAGATGGAACTTGAACGCCGCTGCCTCGCCTTTGAGGAAGTGCCCGAGGCCGAGCTCACGATTGAGACGCGGGCCAATGGCACGCAGGTCATCACCGGATACGCCGCCGTCTACAACCGCTTCAGCCTGCCGCTGCGGGAAGGCGGCTCGCAGTTCCGCGAGATCATCCTGCCTGGTGCGTTTGACAAGATTCTGACCCGCCAGCGTGGCAAGCAGGACGTGGTGGCGTTGCTGAACCACAACAGCGATCTCATCCTCGGTCGCACATCAAGCGGCACGCTTGAGTTGTCGAGCGACGAGAAGGGCTTGCGGTACACGGTGACGCCGCCCGACACGCAGGTGGGCCGCGACACGCTGGAGCTCCTGCGTCGCCGCGACCTCAAGGCGTCGAGTTTCGCCTTCGCTCTCGACCCCAAGACTGGCGAGCGGTGGACGAGCGATGAACAGGGGGCGGTGCGAGAGATCCGTGAGATCTCGATGTTGGCAGACGTGTCTGTCGTGCTGACGCCTGCGTACCCGGCAGCATCGGCCGCTGTCGCCATGCGGTCTTACGACGCGTGGGTTAATTCCCAGCCAGTCGCCGAGCCCACGCCCGAGCCTGCGGCCCAGGCGGATCGTTCGCGTTCGGCCCTGCGGGGCGTCGCCGCCGCCTGGGCTGCTTCTCTGAGGCTGCGAAATGGCTGACGCCCGCTGCACGTGCGGCGAGAAGTTGCGGTGCCGTTCTTCGCGCCCGTGCGGTGACGAGCGGCAGCGGTATCTACGCTGCCCGCGATGCGGTGCCCGTGGCGTGGTGTTTGTGAAAACAACGATTTCTGAAGTCCGCTACTGCAAGAGGGGCACCAGATAGGTGCATCGTGGAATCCATCGGCAATACCGCCGGCGGAGACATTCCACGTGGACAACCTCAAGAAGCTGCAGGACGAGGCCGTTACCCTCGCCAACCGGATCGACGCCGTGCGGGCCATCGAAGGCGACGCGGACAAGATCGCCGAGCGTGACCTCGAACTCGAGACGCTGACGGCCGACGCCGCCAAGCTCGCCAAGAAGATCGACTTCGAGAAGTCGGTCGCCGAGTCGGCGAAGAACCTCCGCAGCGTCGTGGACCGCTGCACCCCGGCTCCCGAGGTGCGTTCCGACGAGCCGAAGGCTCGCATCGAGGCGGTTCCGTTCCGTGGCAAGCTCAAGGCTTTCCGCTCGCACGAGGACGCCTTCAAGAGCGGCATGCAGCTGAAGGCCACGCTTCTCCGCGATGCCGACGCCAAGCGGTGGTGCGAAGACGCCGGCATCGAGGTGCGTGCCCAGGGCTCGACGGGCTCGACCACGGGTGCGGCGTTCGTGCCGGACATCCTCCTGTCCGACACCGTGCTGCGTCTCGTCACCGAGAACTCGGCATTCGCGTCCAACGCTCTGAACATTCAGATGCCGAGCGACGTGGTGCTCGTCCCGAAGCGGACGGCCGGTGCGACCGTGAACTGGCAGAACGAGAACGTGGCAATCACCGACAGCGACCCCACCTCGACCCAGGTGACGCTGACGGCGAAGAAGTGCACGGCTGCCACCAAGATCGCCAACGAGCTCCTCTCGGACGCGGTCAACCCGGCGGCCTACGCCGACTGGATTGCGGCAGAGCTCGCCCTGTGCCTCACCAACGCGATCGAGAACATCGCGTTCAACGGCAACTCGGGTTCGGCTCCGAGCGTGGCTGGCATCCTGACCAGCAACGGCATCCTCGCGGGCACCTCGGCGACCTACGCCGCGAGCCTGGTGACGGCTGCCGGCGACACGCCGGATGAGGTGACCAAGGCCAACCTGCTGCGGATGATGGCTCTGATGCCGTCCCACAGCCGCGCTGGTGCGAAGTGGTACTGCTCGCCGTATTTCTTCGCGGACTGCATGCAGGCCCTCGACGCCGCCCAAGGCGGTTCGGTCGGCCTGTCGCAGGGCCTTGGACTCACGTTCATGGGCTACCCTGTGGTGCTCACGGACGAGATGCCGAGCTCGGGCGACCAGACTGGCAACGTGATGGCCCTGTTTGCCAACTTGGCGAACGCGGCAATCTTCGGCACCCGCCAGGGCATCGACCTCGCGTCGAGCTCCGAGGTGGCCTTCCTGAGCGACCAGACCGTGCTGCGTGCGACCGCCCGCGTGGCGATCTCGTGGCACACGCTGGGCAGCGACACGGTCGCCGGCCCGGTCATCGCCCTCAAGGGTGCGTGAGCCTGACGGCTTGACGTGAAGTGCAAACTGGGCGGGCCGCTCCAAACCGGGGCGGCCCGCTCTC